ACTCCAGATGTAGCAAGTAATGTAAAGGGAATTATTGAAAATGGCCACAACCAAACAATGCAAGCCATTTACACTGTCCCCATTGATAGGCAATTCAACTTATCTTCCTACCACGTTTCTTGCGACGCAAAAACAGCAAACACAAACGCTAATCTAACAATAAAGTTAATCGTTAGGCTAAAAGATTCAGTTTTTAGAACACAAGAAGTTGTAGCCCTATCAAATCTTTCTCCAAGCGTAATTAGATTAGATATGCCACTTCCAATCCCTGGAGGCAGCGATGTAATGTTTCAAGTGGTATCTTCTACATCTAATAATATGCATGTCCACTGCGTTTTCGAAGGAATGTTGCTATAAAAAAGTGTAAATTGCTATATGGCTGCAGGTACATATAACATCACAATCGAAAAAAGAGCGACATTTTCAATTACCCTAACTATTAAAAATGCAGATGGAAGTGCGTATGACCTTTCAAACGCTTCTCTTCACTCTCAAATTAGAATTGATTCTTCAAATTCCTTGCAGGAAGATTTTACGACAGCGGTTGTTGGTTTAGCTACAGATGGTATAGCTACATTATCTTTATCTAAAACGCAAACATCTAATCTTTCTACAGCCCCAAGTTCTTACGATTTATTTATTGATAAAAACGATGGCACTTCAGAAAAATTGTTAAAAGGCTCCGTTACTATCGTTGAAAATGAAACAGCATGAGCATATCTGTAACAGTTTCTGGAGAAGATTCTACGTCAATTATTTTAACCCAACCTCAAACTGGGTTAATTTCTATATCTGGTGATCAATTTATTAATGTTACGGCTTTTAGCGGCGATTCAGCTACAGTTATAGTTAGTTCTGGTGACCCGATTAGTGTAACGGGTAATTATAGCAACTTTGTTACTGGTCAAGTTGTCCGACCCCCAGAAATATCTGACTTCCTAACAGAAAACCAGATAAACACAAAAATAACCACTGCGACTGGTGATTATGATACATTAGCCACCAATACGTTTTACCTTGATTCAAACCCAAGTGGTTTTATAACGGGCATAGATTTATCCTCCTACACAACTGAAGATTTTGTAACTGGCATAAGTGGTTTACTACAAAGCCAAATTTCTTCAAATTATTCCGACATAACTGGTATAATAAATACTACTGGATCATTTGTACTTAAATCAGAAACAGGTTCTTTTATATCTGATTCTGAAACTGGACAATTTTACGCCTCTTCAAATCCAAGTGGTTTTATAACTGGTGTAGATCTTTCTGCACTGGAAACAGCAACTGGCAATCTAGATACAAGAGTTAGTTCAAATAGTTTAGACATTTTAAGCGTTAGTGGATTAATCACGTCAAACGATGGAGATATTTCTGAACTTCAGGCAGCAACTGGTCTTCTTGTTCAAAAGTCTGAAACGGGTTCTTTTATATCTGAGTCTCAAACTGGACAATTTTACGCGACATCAAATCCAAGTGGTTTTATAACTGGTGTGGATTTATCTTCTTATGTTCAAGATTCTGAGACTGGATTATTTTTAGTTTCTGGTGAAGATGCGGTGGTTAATACTATAGGGGTTGGAGGATCTCCTGATCCTAATATTGATATTCATGTTAAGTCAGATTCCGCAAAGTTTTTAGTTGAGAATACTTTAGGTGGAGGCGAATGGGTTAGGTTCAGCGCTGGCACAATTGGTACTTCAATGAAGTTTAGTAATACTGCTAGTTTTTCAATAGGTCCAGTTGCAAGTAAAACAGACACTAGTGTTGTGGATGATTTTTATATGGCATCTAATGGTAATGTTGGTATAGGTACAGAAAATCCTGCTGGTAAATTACATATAGTAGGTTCAGCACAGGGTAGTTATATAGAACCAAGAGTTGAAAATACAGCAGCAATAGGTGCGGCGGGTTTTGCCTTTATTAATTCTAATCAAGAGTGGAAGATGGGTGTTAATACTGCTGACACTTTTAGAATTAGAGATCACAATGCAGGTTCAAATGTATTCCAAATAGAATCTAGTGCGCCAGGAGATTCTCTTATTATAGACTCAAATGGCAAAACAACCGCAAAACAAATTGAAGCGGTGTCTTCATCTTATCCAGTATTAGGCTTTACTAGGGAAACAAGTACCGCAGGTGGAAGCTTTGATAGCACTAACGGCATAGCCTCGGCTATGAAATTGATAACCAAGACCAGCGCTAATATGACTGATGGTTTTGGTGGAGGTATTGTTTTTGCCCTTTCTGATAATACGCTTGAAAACACTTCCAACGCAAGAATTTACGCCCGCAGAGACGGTTCAGATGAAAATTCAGCTTTACAATTCTTTAACAAAGGTACTGACGCAACTGGATCTAGCATGATAATAAGATCTAATGGTAATGTTGGTATAGGTACTACATCACCACAATCAAAACTTCATGTCATAGGCAATATTCAAGGACAAGAAATAAATTCCGCTGGTGGTGATGGTTATTCTATAGAAGGTAAGAAATTTGCAAAATTTGAAAATAACGCTCTTCAATTAGGGGATTGGGATGGTGAAAATTTCTCAACCCAAATTTATGGCAACGGTTTAATACCAGCGATAAAAATTACAGGTAACCAAACGAGCGAGGGAACTTTTGTTGGTATAGGAACTGCATCACCAAATGTAAGATTGCACGTCGACGCAGGAGCTACAAATAGTATAGCGAAGTTTGTTAGCTCAGATGACAAAGCCGTTATTCAAATAACGGATAACGACACCGATGTCCACCTAATTACCAGAAACAACAAGCTTTCTATTGGAAACAGCACTTCGGATTTTCATAAATTTAATGTAGATATTACTAATGGCAATACTATTACATCTGGAACCGCAACAGTTGGCAAAATCACACTCTCTGCAAATTCATTTGTAACAGAGACGGGGAACTTCACTCTAAGCGCTATACATAAAGGAGCCACGGTACTACTTCAAAATTCTAACCCAATAACAGTAACTATACCAGCGCAAAGTGCAGGACATACAACAACATTTATTGCTGAAACATCTAACAGCGTTGTTTTTGGGACTGGGGCTGGGATATCTGGCTTCAACTCTTTTAATTCTGCAAATCAAATAGCTGGAATTTACGGCCAAGCCCAAGTCATTTTCAAATCACCAGAATACGCATTCTTAGGAGGTAACGTAGTATGAGTTTTTTACCTAGTTTATCTCCAGGCAACGTTCCAAATCTTTTGCCAGCCGATGCAAAATATGATGTAAACGATAAGTGGGTTCGTCCTACCGAATGGCTTGATCTAAATGTACCAGATGGTGTACCAGAAAAGATTATTGGCTTAGTCGCAGTATTCCCGAACGAAAGATCGGCGCAAAATTATGTTGCTTTTAATTTAGATACTGATGATGGTTCATCATTTACCGTTGATTGGGGCGACGGTACAATAGAAACTCTTGCTTCAAATGTGACGCATCATCACGTTTATAACTACGATGATATAACAAGCGACACCTCTACAATGAAATCCACAACATTTAGAGGCTATAGACAAGCCAAGTTTGAAGTGACTTTAAATAATGGCGTTTCTTTTGGCACTTCCAGTGGTCAAATTAATTTCGATGTTGATGGTCCATATGTTACACAAGCTAGCTATGCGTATAGACTAGGTCCAAATATTTTAGATTTATTTATAAGTAGTTCAAACGCTACCCAGCATAATATCAATTTCAATCGACCAATGAGAATGGTGGAGCAAATTGAAATTAGAAACACTTCAAGCAATAGATTAGTAAATCCAGAAAGACTTTACTGTGGTTGTCGTTCTTTAAGATCAATACCTTTTGTACCTTATATTAGAAATGCTGGAACAGAATCGTATACAAGAGCGTTTTATGACTGTCACGCTTTAACTTTTTTATCAGATGATTTTGCTAGCACAGATAGGTATTGGTTTAAAAATCCATCTAATATGCAAGAGGCGTTTCGTTACTGTTATGCTCTTAGATATTTACCAGAAGGGTTATTTGGTAGTGGAATGCTTACAAACTGTTCTACTTTTTATGCAACATTTTATGACTGTAAAAATTTAAGATATATACCATATATTGGAATAAGGAATACAAGTAGTGTTCAAATAGATTATATGTTTTATCTCTGCTTAGATTTAAGGGCAATACCGAGAGGTGTGGATATAAGCAAAATGGATAACCGCGGAATTGATAGAACATTTGGTCATTGTAGGGAATGTTATGATTTTTCTGTTTTATCAGAACAAGGAGGTTTAGACGCTATCGAACGAACAGCTAATTTTGATATGTCCCAAACTTTCTATAACCTTGACTCATTGAAGGAATTTCCATATGTGGGTCAATTTACAAGAACAAGTAATGCGACAAATATGTTCGGTGGTTCAACACAAATTGAAAGATTTAATTCCCAATATACATATCTAGATTTTACGAATTGTGCTGATTTAGAATCCACATTTAATGGGTTAGCAATATTAAAAGAGCTTCCACCAGTACATGTAAATAATTTAACTAATGGTAGAGCATTATATAGAACATTTTTCGGGTGTGAATCTTTAACATCGGTAAAATTTGTAGGAATGAACGCTGGTCCAAGTGATGGAGAGTATTATCAATGCTTTTACAATTGTCCTTCTTTACAATATATTGAGGGTATTGATTTTTCATATGCAAATGATTCTGGTGATATGAATACGGTATTTCATTTGTGTAGAAATATAAATTATATCAAATTCCCTGGTGGTCCTACCGACGAAACTGGATTTAAATATAGTACAGATCTAAGATATAATCCTCTCAATCGAGACGCCTTACTTGAAATCTTTAATCACCTAGTTACAATTACACATTCAGCAACACTAGATATAAGAAACAATTCTTTTACAGCGGATTTAACAGCCGCTGATAAACTTATAGCAACCAATAAAGGTTGGACACTATCACTTTAATTATGAACGAAGAAGAAGGATTTTATAAACTGGAAGTCGGCGCGAAAAGGTCAGTAATGCTTTTTGCTACTCACTTAGAAAATGAAGGTTACACTTTAGATATTAGCCTAAAGGATACGTATGCTTATCCAGTTGATGGATGGAGATGCTTTGATAACCTATCTGAAGCATGCGAGTTTTATAATATAGACGAAGAAGAGCATAGAGAATACTTACTTCCTGAAGAAAAATTTGAATATTTGGTGTAAATAAAACTATGCCAGAAGATGATAGACTACTAAGAATAGAGCAAAAAGTCGACAAACTTTCAGATGCAGTTATTTCCATTGCCAGAGCTGAAGAAAAATTAATTCAACTTGGGACTTTAACCGACGTTCTGTTCAAGAAAATAGAAGACATGAACAATAGAATGATTGAAATGGAAAAAATCACAGCAGAAACAAGAGCTTTTGTAAACGGTTTTAATAAATTGACGTGGGTTTTCGTCAGCGGGTTACTAACAGCCGCCACTGGTATTTTGGTATATAATTTTTGGGGTTGATTTTTTTTAAAAAAAGTGTAATATATATATATATATATGGAATTAGATTTTTCAGAAAAACTTAAAGCCAGCAGACCAGGCCCTAAAAGCGCGGCGCAAACACCAGCAAAACCAGAAGAAAAGAAAAAGGGTTCCTCTGTGAACGAGCCAGGTTCTGCTGCTGGGGCAATAACTTTCAGTGAAAAGGTTACAACTTCACTCAAGAACAAAGTCAAAGAGCATAATGAAAAATCTAATAAGAAAGTAACCCTTGGTATGCTTAAGAAGATTTACCGTAGAGGAGCTGGAGCATTTTCTACATCACACAGACCTGGCCAAACTAGAGGTAGCTGGGCAATGGCTCGTGTAAATATGTTTTTAAAAATGATGCGCGGGGGCAAAGTTAAGGACTCCTATCGCAAAGCCGATCAAGACGTTGCTAAAGCATCAGAAGAAGATATCTCAAACCTTACAATCGAATCGGCATTTGATGATTATTCAAAAGTAGAATTAGCTCTAGCTAAAATAGATTTATTGGCTTCTAAAATCTCAGATACAGAAATATTAGAATATTCAGAATCAGAAGATTGGGAATGTGAAACAGAAGCAGAAAAGAAAACTCTAAATAAACCATTTAGACTTCCCAAGGGATCTAAAAAGAAATTTGGCGTATATGTAAAAAATGACAAAGGCAATGTTGTAAAGGTAACTTTTGGAGATCCAAATATGGAAATCAAAAGAGATGATCCAGCTAGACGCAAATCATTTAGAGCTAGACATCAATGCGACACAAACCCTGGCCCAAAATATAAAGCGCGATACTGGTCCTGCAAACAGTGGAGAGCTGGCAAAAAAGTAGAAGGCTCAGAAGAGCTTGAGTCAGACGCCGCCCTTCTTGAAATTAATCCAGAACTTTCTAAAGCAGAAACAATTCAGGGAGATTATTGATGAACGATCACTTTGCCACTGGTTCTACATTATACCAAGAGTTTTTGGCAGAGAGAGAAGAAATACTCAAACTCAAATGGATTGAGTCAGAAAAAGCTGGTCAAGATATAGGTTTTGACAGAGCGCTAATGATTTGGGTTAGAAAACACCGATCAGACTGGAAAACACATAGAGATTTATTAAGATAGATCTTTATGGAACAATTCTTAGGATTAGTTTATACATTTTGTTTTAGTACGTGCATCTGGCCACAGATAATAAAAAGTATAAGAACAAAAAAAGTAGAAGATGTAAGCATTTCTCTCTTTGTGCTTTCTATTGTAGGTTACATATCAGCGATCTCCTATACAATATTAAGAGTCGGGTTTGATTTTTGGTGGTTGATTAATTATGGTTTGAGTTTATTATCTGCCATAGTCATGCTTGGTGTGTGGTTTAAATATAAAAAATGATAAGCAAAGAAGATATTTCAATAATAATTCAAGGCCCCATAAGTGAAATTTCTTTAAATAATCTTGATTATTATTGTCAATTTTCAGAGGTGATTGTGTCAACATGGAGCGACAAACCCTTTAGCTGTGACCTTTCTCAATACAAAAATATTAAAACTTTAGTTTCCCCACTTCCATCAATAAAAGAAGAATATAATTATGGTAATTTTTATTTTCAATGCTTATCTACTTTAAATGGTTTAAGCCTGTCTACTAAAAAATATTCTATCAAAACAAGATCAGATGAAAGCTTTTCAACCCTAGATTCACTCATAAACAAACTACAAGATGATAAAATAGTGACAACCAATATAATGTCACAAAGAGATATTGATAATAAGTACCACCCGTCAGATCATTTAATTCTTTCAAAAACAAAAACGCTCATAGATATTTATAAAAAATGTGCACGTATATGCGAAAGTTCTCACAACTTTGGCTTCAAAAAAGAAAATACCGAATTGGTTTATTTTGATTCGAATAAAGATTTTTTTAAGCCTCGCCCCGAATCAATATTTGGTAAAACTTCTTGTGAAATTATTCTAAAAAAAGAAGTAACCCTACAAGAATCCAAAGAAAATATGAAAAAATGCTTCGACATTGTACCTATTTCCGAGCTTGGCGATTTTAAATTTAGTGCAAATTCCTCTAGACACAATAAAGATCAACCTTATTATAGAGGAGTTGATCAAGATTGGTTTACAAAAAACCCAATGCACCCTAACTCTATTGACGAAATATGATAAATTGCTTTATACCAATAAAATCTTACAGCGAAAGAATTAAAGATAAAAATTTTTTAATTTTCAACGGAAAGAAGCTATATACTCATATAATTAATGCTAGCATTGAATCAAATTCATTCGATCATATTTACATAGATACAGACTCAAAGGAAATAGAAGAATTTGCTCTTTCTAAAAATTGTAAATTAATAACAAGAAAACCAGAATTATCTTTGGATACTGCAAACGGAAATGATTTACTAAATCATCACCAATCCTTAGTAGACTGTGACTATTATTTTCAGTTATTCGCCACTGCTCCAAACTTAAAACCAGATTCAATAAAAAATTGCGTAGAGTCTTTGGTTAAAAATCAAAAAAAATATGATTCCATCCTAACAGTTAAAAAACATTTTGGATGGTTTTGGTACAACAATATTCCCGTAACTTATAGACCGTCCGTTTTACCTAGAAGCCAAGACTCCAAACCAATACTCGAAGAGACAACGGGCTTATACGGAATAACGAAAGAAGCTCTACTAAAGTGCAGGTGTAGAATTGGACATAAGCCATTTTTTTATGAACTTACTGGTGAAGAATGCGTCGATATAGACTGGCAGAAAGATTTAAAATGAAAACAATTATAACAACATTCCCCTTTTATGCAGATTTTTCGAATTTAAATGTTGTTTATAAAAACGACACAAAAAAGCACACACAAGAAGAAATAAAAAATATACTCTCTAAATATAATCCAGAATGCATAATTGCTGGCACTGAAAAATACGGGGAAGAAGAATTGGATCTTTGCCCAAACCTGAAGGTTATATCTAGAGTTGGTGTGGGAACCTCTTCTATAGATAACAAAGCCTGCAAAAAAAGAGGAATAAAAATATTAAATACTCCATCTGCGCCAAGCAGCTCCGTTGCTGAATTTACAGTTTCTTTAATCTTATGTATGATTAAAAAGTTATATAAACAAGATGCATATAACTGGGAAAAGCATCTATGCAAAGATCTAACCGAATTAAGCATTGGAATCGTCGGCTACGGTCGCATCGGCAGATTGGTCAAGTCCAAAATACAGTCATTTAATCCTAAAAATGTGATAATCCATGACCCGTTCTATGAAAATAATTATCTTGAACTAGAAACCGTTTTCAAAAAATCTGATATTATAACTTTTCACATACCAGAAATTCAAGATAAAATAACTCACAAGGATTTTAAAAAAATGAAAAAAAATGTTGTATTAATTAATACATCAAGAGGCTCTATTTTTAACGAAGAAGATCTTTTTAAATTTTTACAAGAAACGCCTTTGGCTAGCGCCGCCCTGGATGTCTTCGAAGAAGAGCCAACTACAAATAAAAAATTATTACAACTTCCCAATATTTTTGCCACGCCTCACGTAGCAAGCTTTTCAGAAGAATCTAGAAAAAAGATGGAAAAAGAATCCATAGAAAATATAATCTCTTATGTTCGAGGATCAAGAAAATAAAACAGTATCTATAGACTTTGATGGTGTAATACACAAATGCTCCAAAGGGTTTTACGACGGGACCGTGTATGACGATCCAGTAGAGGGCTCGCTAGAAGCTATTAAAAAATTAAATAAAAAATACACAATAGTCATATTTACAGCCAAAGCAAAAACAGAAAGACCACTAATAAACAACAAAACAGGCAAAGAGTTAGTGTGTGATTGGTTGGATAAGCATGGATACAGTCCATACATTTCAGATGTTACCGCAGAAAAACCAAGATCATTTATTTATATAGATGACAGGGGGTACAGGTTCAAAGATTGGGAAAACACTTTAAAATTTTTAGAAAACAATGATTAAAAAAGTAATAGTAACAGGAGTAACGGGTCAAGTCGGCTCATATATGGTCGATTACCTTTTGGCGAATACAGATCACAAGATTTACGGAGCTATTCGTAGACTCAGCGTGCCAAATCACAAAAACATCGAACACATTGATTCAGATCGTTTTGAGCTTATTGAAATGGACTTAACCGATGAACACAGTATTTTCACTACAGTTCAAAATATTAAGCCAGATTATTTTATTAATTTTGCCGCAAACTCTTTTGTAGGCAATAGTTGGCACATGCCCGTAAATCATTTCGACACAAATGCTCTTGGTGTCATGCGCCAACTTGAAGCGATTCGTAAGATTTGCCCAAGCTGCCGCTACTATAATGCAGGATCATCTGAAGAGTTTGGTGATGTAGCTTACACCCCACAAGACCTCAAGCACCCAGCAAGACCAAGAAGCCCTTATGGAGCGTCTAAGGTTGCCGCGAGACAGATTGTAAAGGTGTGGCGCGACTCTTATGATTTGTACGCTCTTCAAGGCTACTTATTTAATCATGAATCAGAACGTCGTGGCGAAGAATTTGTAACACGGAAAATAACAAAAAATGTAGCACGAATCGCAAAAGCCTTGCAGGTCGGCGATAGACATTTTAAGCCACTTGAACTTGGCAATGTTGACGCCAAGAGAGACTGGAGCCACGCAGAAGATTTTGTAGAAGCTGTTTGGCTAATGTTGAATCAAGACAGTCCCAAAGATTATCTACTAGCCTCTGGAGAAGCTCACGCTGTAAGAGAGTTTGTCGAACTTGCTTTTGATAATGCTGGCATCCAAGGTTATTGGTCTGGCGAGGGTGTTGATGAAGTTTATAAATTAATAGGGGAAGTCCCCGTAGATATCACTCTAATGAAAGTGAATCCTAGTTTTTATCGCCGCGCAGAGGTCGATTTGCTCCTTGGGGACCCCTCTGAGGCAGAAGAAGAATTAGGCTGGAAGAAAAAGGTTGACTTTGAATCATTAGTGTGCAGAATGTGCGAACATGACTTCAAAGAAATTAACGCCACATAAAAGGCGACAACTTACCATAGGAAGGCTTATTGATGTTCCCAAAGCCCAAAAGCGATTCTTTTGGGCCAGAGAAATGAAGCTTTTCAAGGATCTTGAGGAGCGATATTCTCTTGATTTCTTAGAAATTGTTACTTTCCCAAAGAAATACGACAGCCTTGCTTACCTAGTATCCAAGGAGCTTCAAGATACCATGGATAGAAAATGGAGAAACTTTAACTTTAAAGTTGACTTTTCTAAATATGACACCCATACTATTGGAGAAAAATGTGGAAAAGATTACATTCCAGCAGATCATAAACCAAAAAATACGAAAGATTTATTAAAATGAGCGACAAAGATTCAGAACTACTAGAAAAATTTCTCAAAGAGAAAAAAGGCGATCACTATAACTTTGAAGAAGCTATAGATTACAAGGCATCAAGCGGGTCATTGCAACTTGATCTGACAATGGGCGGTGGCCTAGGCCCAGGCTTGCATAGATTTGTTGGAATGAATGAAGGAGGTAAAACTTCCGCTTCTTTAGAGGTAATGAAAAATATGCTTAACGACGTCCCTGGTTCTAAGGGGTTTTATATCAAAGCGGAAGGTAGGCTGTCAGAAGAAATGCAAGCTCGATCTGGAGTTAAATTTGTTTTTGATCCAAAAGAATGGGTAGAAGGAACGTGTTTCGTTTTTGAAAGCAATATTTACGAAGTTGTTGTTGACGCTATGCACACCTTAGTAGAACAGAATGAAGAAAAATTCAAATACTGCTTTCTCTTGGATTCTGTCGATGGGTTAATTTCTAAGCAAGACATTGATAAATCTTTCTACGACTCTAACAAAGTAGCTGGTGGAGCTGTGATCGCAGCGAATTTCATGAAGAGAATGTCAATTAAGCTCGCAAAAAGAGGTCATATGGCTATCTTTATAAGCCAAGTGAGGGCAGACATTAAACTAGACCCATACTCAAAAGCTCCAGTGCGTCAGACCTCAGCAACGGGAGGCAATGCACTCCTTCACTTTTCTAACTATATCATTGAATTCGAACCTCGGTACAAGTCTGATATGATTCTTCAAGACCCATCTAAAAAACAGCCATGCCCCAAAACAAATCCAATTATTGGTCACTGGGCTAAAGCTACAATCAAAAAATCTCCAAATGAGAAAACAAACAATACCATCCTATATCCAATTAGGTATGGCAGAACTGGAGGCAAGTCTATTTGGGTAGAGAAGGAGCTCGTCGACTTATTGTATATGTGGGAGTTCGTCAGCAAAAAAGCCTCTTGGATTACAATTGGAGAAGAATTCAAAGAACTTGTCCAAGAAGTTGCTCCAGATTTACCAGAAAAAATTCAAGGTGAAACTAATTTATTTAAAATGATTGAAGAAAATGACCAGCTTTGTAAATTTTTAATTAATTATTTTAAATCTAATATTGGCGAATTAGTTTAAGTTATTGAAAATAGAGTCAGTCGGGTGTAAATAACCATACCCATGTCTGACATATACACGGTTCTATCCTTCTTGTGGCGAATTTTTATTGGCTTTACGACTCTTGCCGTAGTCCTTGCTGGAACGCACTATAACATCGAAAGCATTAACGAAAAAGTGAAAGTTTCATTCGATTTTCATAACAAAAGAAAAGACAAAAACGATTAAATTTTGAAATTTATAACTCTATACGGAAAAGAGAAGCCTCTCAGGAGCCCACATAAGTATAAAATTAAGTGGAACGGTAAATGTCGCAGTAAATTTCAAGCAGAAGTAAGGAAATATTTATACAAATATTGGAAATATGACTCTGTTTATGAGGAGTTTAGGGTAGTCGGAACCCAACTTTCATTAGATTTTTACAATCACACAGAAAAAATAGCAATCGAAGTTCAAGGAGCGCAACACTTACAGTTTGTTAAGCATTTTCACAAAACTCGCGCTAATTTTTTGCGACAAATACGTAGAGATGACAAAAAAATAGAGTTTTGTGAGTTAAATCAAATAAAATTGTTAGAAATCTATCCAGACGACAAATTGTCAGAAGAATTTTTTGCAAACCTTTTGGGGTAAGTGTAAAATACTTAAATGGAAAAACCTAAATTTAAGCAATTCGAGCTTCCAGAAAATATTTTGAGACAGCTTTATGAACTCACTGGTGCGGCAGAATGTTATAAGGGCTTTATAATCGCTTATTGTGACGAGAATGGGACGCCTGTTATATATACAAGCTGCGAGTCCCAGATCACAGAGTCTGGATTAATAAAATCAATTGAAACATACCTGGAAGAATACGCTCAAAACAATTTAGAGCCAGAAGAAGAATTAGATTAAACCTTGACAATGCCACGATGATATGTATTATGCTTAATATATGATATATAGTCTCGAAATAGAAAAGCAGGTTTTAGCCGCATTTATTCAAAAACCAAAAGTTTTAGTAAACTTTATCCACCTTATTAGTGAGTCTGATTTTCACGACGGCTCTCTTCTTCACAGAACTCTTTTTGCTGTCATCAAGAGAGCTTGCCAGCAGGATGAATCTATTGATGATATCGTATTAGTTCAGCGGATTAAAGATCTTGGGATCAAGTTTGAGGAAGACCTTTCTTTGATTGATTATGTTAGATCGTTGTCGATGCGCAAAATTCACTCAGAGGAAAAGATCGAATCCTCAATTAAAGAGTTAAAGAAATACAGCGTTCGAAGAGAGATTGGTAAAACTGCAAAAAAGATTGCAGATTCCATGAAAAGCATCTCTCCAGAAATGTCGTATCTTAAAATTATCGAATCTGCTGACCAGATTTATAACGAGAAGATTAATTTATTTGAAGTTGGTTCAGATACTCCAGAAAACATCTACGAAGAGATGGAGGATTTTATTGAAGATCGCGGGAATAATCCCCTAGAAGAATTTGGCATGATGGGGCCACACGAGAAAATAAACGACATGTATGGATCTCTTTTGCGCCCAGGGAATATTACTGTTGTTGTTGCCCGTTCTGGTGTTGGTAAAACCCAATACTGCATGGATTACGCTACAAAAGTTTCCGCAAAGTACGATGTACCTGTTCTTCATTTTGATAATGGAGAAATGAGTAAAGAGGAGCTTATTATTCGTCAATGTGCTGCAGTTTCTGGCGTACCCTCGTATTTGCTAGAAAGCGGTAAGTGGAGGCAGGCGGGCGATGAGACAGTTCAAAAGGTTCGCTCTGTCTGGAATAAAATCAAAAATCTAAAATTTTACTACTATAATGTTGGTGGTATGGATGTTGATTCTATGATCAATACTTTAAAAAGGTTTTATTATTCAAAAGTTGGTCGCGGGAATAAAATGGTTTTCTCTTTTGATTATATTAAAACTTCTTCAGACTCTGGCGGTGGGAACAAAAACGAATGGCAGCTTGTTGGAGAAATGGTTGATAAATTCAAAAAATGCATCCAAAAAGAAATACTGGAAGAAGGCGCTCCAGTCATTCCAATGATTACGTCCGTTCAGTCGAATCGTAGTGGCATCACAACAAATAGACAAAGCGCAAACATCATTGACGACGAATCCATCGTTTCTCTTTCTGACCGAATTACTCAATTCTGTTCTCATATGTTTATTCTTCGCCAAAAGACTAGCGATGAGATAGCTGAAGAAGGCCCGCAGTTTGGAACCCATAAATTAATCAATGTCAAATCTCGACACTTGGGCAAGGATATAGCTGGCGCAATTGAACCAGTTCAAGTCGATGATAACCTCAGAAAGAATTTTGTTAATCTGGCGTTTAAAAACTTTAATATTACAGAATGTGGAGATTTGCGAGATATTGTAAATTTTAGAAATACTGGTGGCGATCTAGTTGGCAGCGAATCAAACAACATCCCTTCATTTGATGATCTATGAACCACTACAGAAACTCTTTAGAAAAATTAGGATATCCGCTGCAAGATTGCGGTTCTCATTGGAGAACTCGCGCAGTCTTTAGAAATGGAAAAACCAATACGTCTCTTATTATATATAAAGACTCTGGCGTTTGGCGAGACTTTGGTGGGGACGAACAAGCAAAACCTTTTTCCGCTTTAATTAAACAAACCCTAAATACAGAAGACCCCAAATTACTCAAAGAATACTTAATTGATAATCCAGAATCCTACAAAACGAACGAGCCTAAAGCAGAAAAAATAGAAATGGAAAAAATATACCCAGACTCTGACCTAGAAAAACTTTTACCCATGAAGACTTTCTACGAAAAGCGTGGCGTTTCATCTAAAACGCAAGAAAAATTTAAATGTGGTTACGCTGGCGGGGGTAAGATGTATCGCCGTATGGTTTTTCCTATATATAATTTAGATGGCCAAATTCACGGCTTTTCTGGTCGTTCTGTAATTGACTTGGATAATGTTCCAAAATGGAAACACTTAGGGAGAAAGAGTGGTTGGGTATATCCCCATAATCTTTCTCGCAAGTACATAGAAGACTCTAACGAGGTAATCTTGGTAGAA